GGTCCGCGGGGGTGGGCGTCAAGGGTGATACCGGAGCGACCGGGGCCACCGGGGCGACCGGAGCATCGGGCACTGGCGGGGGCGGCGGTATCGCCCGCATGCGGAACACCATCCGTGTGCAGGAAGACTTCTTCAACTGGATGGGAACGGCCACGTTCACGGGAACGTCCGGAACCTTCTCTGTCCAGGGATCCCCCGTCTACCTATCCGCCAACGGCGGTTCGGCGGTGAATGGCAGCGGCTCATCTGGTGAACACCAGGGGGCGGTGGCGTTTACCAACCCGACCGCGGCCAACGCATACATCGGGGCCTACCTCGGTGGAAACGTGAACAACGGCGGCCTCCCCGCTTATCCCCTCCTGGGATACAGCACCGGGAAGACCACCTCGTTCGCCGCGCAGGCCAACGTGTACTACACGGCGTCGTACCACCCGGCGTTCCGCGTAGGGTTCCTGTCCGGACGCGGTGCCACTGGCGTCCCGACCGGGCTGTATTTCGTATGGGCCTCGGCCTACGGCAGCCCCTCGAACATCCGGTTCTACTACGGTAGTAGCTACGTGGACACCGGGGTGGCGTGGTCCAACACCTCCAATGGTGTTCTGAACTTCACGATCGAGGTGGCGGAGGACGGGTCCGTCAAGGGCTTCATCAACGGCGTTCAGAAGGTCAACCTTCCCGCGCAGTCCTGCCCGGCGGCCAGCGGCAATTACGTCGCGGGCTGGGAGATGTTCAACGACAGCGCTCAGGGCTCGGGCGCGTACTGTACGGCCTTGGACTTCCTTGAACTGATCATCCAGGATAGTTCTTCCCCGGCGGGCGTCGCCCGCCCTATGACGTAGCAGGCGGAGGGTCCTCTCAGTCAAGTCTAGCATCCTCGATGCAGAAGATGACGGAGAGCATGGGTACTTCGACCGGGGGGCTTGTATCACGGCTTGGCTCGTGATAAGGTACCCCGGCAAACGGGAGACCTGACCATGCAGACCATCGGCCTTGTGATGATCGTCAAGGACGAAGCGGCCGTGATAGAGCGATGCCTCTATTCCGTGCTGCCGTATATCGACTACTGGACCATCGTGGACACTGGCTCGACCGATGGTACCCAGGAGATCACCCAGAAGTTCTTCAGAGACGCCCACATCGAAGGTCGGCTGATCGAGGTGCCCTGGACCGACTTCGGGACCGCTCGCAGCCAGGCTCTGGAATACGGCCGAGCCTCCGGGTGCGACTACTCCCTGATGATCGACGCGGACGACGTCCTGGCCGTCCCGGTAGGGTATAACCTGCCCCATCTGGAGTTCGACTGTTACTATCTGAACATTCGGCACGTCACCATCCAGTTCCCCAGGGTGCAGCTGTTCAAGAACAGCGTGAACTGGTACTACAAGGGCGTGATACACGAGTACCCCGAATGTCCGGTACCGCCCAGTTCGGGACACCTCAAGTGGATGATGCAGACCAGCCGCGAGGGGGCCCGCAGCCAGGACCCCAAGAAGTACCACAAGGACGCCCTCGGCCTCGAGAAGGCCCTCGAGACCGAAACCGACGCCTTCCTGCGGACCCGCTACACGTTCTACTTGGCCCAGAGCTACCGCGACGCGGGTATGCCGGGGCAGGCCCTGGCGACTTACGTCGCTCGGGCCGAGATGGGGGGCTACCCTGAAGAGGTATACTACTCCCTGTACCAGGCCATGAAGATCTCGAACCAGCTGCACTCGGGCCGGCTGATCGTTGAGGGCTTCTACCTGCGGGCCAACTCGATGGGTGTCCATCGGTCCGAGCATGCCCACTTCTTCGGCTGGTTCCTCCGGCAGCTGACGGAGTACCAGGAGGCGGTGAACGTGCTGCGTCCCCACCTCCTCACCAAGCTGTCCAATACCGCTCTGTTCGGCGAGCCATGGGTGTATGATTACGGCATACAGGACGAGATCTCGGTGTCCCTGTTCTGGGCCGGGAAGCCGACCGAAAGCCTGATGCAGCTGCTCTCGTGCATCCAGAAGAATCCCAACTCCCTGCCGCCCGCCGTGGTGGAGCGGATGGCGAACAACGCGGCTCACTGTGTTCGCCGGATGGCCCAGCCGGTGGACGTCAACCAGACCAGTTGACAGACGCCCTTCCAGAGGGTTTTTTGGCGTCATGCACCCGGATGATGACCGCTCAGGACGATATGAACCGAGGGCCATAGTGCCCTCGGCGCGTGCGTCTGAACTTCCCCAGGACGTGGTCACACGTCGTAAGGAAACCATGCTCAAGTACCTCGCCGAGGGCTGGAGCATCCGTCACGCGTGCGAGAAGTCCGGCTGCACTCCCCCGACCCTGCGCCAGTATCGGGAGGCGGACCCGGAGTTTGACGAGCAGTGCTCCGAGGCCATCGAGATGGGCACCGACGCCCTGGAGGACACCGCGCTGATGCGTGCCCGGTTCGGCACGGACAAGCCCGTGTACTACCAGGGCGAGGAGTGCGGCCACATCCGTGAGTACTCGGACACCTTGCTGATCTTCCTGCTCAAGGCACGTCGCCCCGAGAAGTTCAGCGAGCGCATCCGCCAGACCCTCGAGAACCCCGATGGGTCGGCTGTCCAGTTCACGTTCAACACGGGCGGCTCCGCACCCGAGAAGATCATGGAAGCTCGTTCGCGTGATGCGGTCGAGGCCGATGTGGTCGACGGCGTCGTTAAGCTGCCCTGATGGGCTTGGCGCTCCCCTCCGCGCATCCTCGGGTCGACCGGTCTCGAGGGTCGGCGCCGAGGTCAGAGCGCCGTCAGATCGCATATTCCCGTCCGCCCCTGGCGAAGTACCAGGAAGACGCGATCTTCTCTACCCACCGCTACGGCATCATTGAGGCATCGACCAAGGCGGGCAAGACCACCGGCTGCCTGATCTGGCTGCTTGAGCAAGCTCTGTTCAACGGCGGAGACGGTCGGAACTTCTGGTGGGTGTCCCCGGTCTTCGCGCAGGCCGACGACTGCTACAACCGTATGCTCCGGGCGGTGCCGAAGCACCTATACAAGTCGCACGAGGGCGAGCACACCATCACCCTGGTGAACGGGTCGGTCCTACACTTCAAGTCGGCCGACCGACCGGACACCCTGTACGGCGTCGACGTCTACGCCGCGGTGATCGACGAAGCCTCGCGCATGAAGATGGCCGTGTGGCTCGCGGTGCGGTCGACCCTGACCTTCACCAAGGGCCCGGTCCGCGTGATCGGCAACGTCAAGGGGCGGAAGAACTGGGCCTACAAGATGGCCCGCCGCGCCGAGGCCGAGAAGGGCGAAGGAAACATGCAGTTCCGCCGTATCACCGCGTTCGACGCGGTGGCGGCTGGCATCCTGGACATGGAGGAAATCGAGGACGCGCGGTCCCAGCTGACCGAGGAGGAGTTCGCCGAGCTTTACCTGGCCGAGGCACCGCGTGACGAAACCTCCATCTACACTGCGTTCACGGACCAGAACATCATAGACGACCTCGAGGACCCCGGCGGGGACCTCCTGGTTGGCATGGACTTCAACGTGGACCCCATGACCGCCGTCCTGGCCGGCATGGCAGGCGATCAACTGCATATCTTCGGTGAGATCACCATTCGGAACGGTGACACCGAGACCATGTGCAAGAAGATCCGCGAGCGGTACGACAACCGCAAGATCACGGTCTACCCTGACCCATCGGGCAAGAGGCGGATAACCTCGGCGAAGGCCGGGGCCACCGACTTCAGCATCATCCGGGAGAACCGGATGACCATATCGGCCCCCAGCCGGGCGATGGCCGTGGTTGACCGTATTAACTGCGTCAACCGCGCGTTCTGCAACGCCAAGGGCCAGCGCCTCGTGTTCGTCAACTCGAAGTGCAAGAAGTTCATCACTTCGTTCGAAGAGCAAGAATACAAGGCGGGCACCAGAGAGCCCGACAAGTCGTCCGGTCACGACCACATGACCGATGCCGCGGGATACCTGATCTCCCGTAAGTTCCCCATCGTCAAGTACAAGACGGGTAGCCAAGACCTGGAGTTTTAGAATGCCCGTCATCAACGCC